TCTCTTGCGGTATCTCGTCCAGTTTCTCTGATGGGAATACAATGTATTTCATACGCTTTACTGTTTAATTCGTTATGTTACTCACTAATATCAGTTACATTATACATATCTAAAGTGGCTAAAAAAGCACATTCTTGGCAAAGTGATCTATTTTCTTCCGTGACATCTACTGCCTCATATTTATTATCACCTGCGGTTCTTTCCTCCTCTGTCACTACATGTATTGACGTATTGCCCAAAATAGATTTATTTACAAAGGGAGAGAACAATACTTGAAACCAAGTGCAAGCAGATAAATACCTGCCTACCCCATATGACAAATGCGAACCGTCCCTTGTTATATCATGCTCCGTCTGCAATGATGTATTCCGTGCATTTTGAATTGTTGTCCCAGTCGGAATAATTAAGTCTATCCCTACCTCTTGAACAAGACGTTTGACGCTATTAACTATCTCATTGTATCTAGCAATACCAACAGGAGCACCACCATAACCAGTCCAATAGGCATGTATCAACTGGAAACCTATACACACATTCTGATTAGTGCAGTTACGTCTTAATATTTCCATATACTCTTTTAACGATGGTTCCCATTTGTCATATTGGTTAGCCAAAGTAGAGACCTGCTGTATTGTGATTATATCCCAGTCTTGTGCAAGTAATTCTTTTAATGTGCCGGATGTTTTACCAATATCATAAGTCCCCACTCTTCTGGATATTGTGACCGTCTCGTTGGATTTATATTTATCAACCCAAGTCTCAAAAGAAGCCCCGCTCATAACGGCTATATATAGGCATAATTTTGAAAGATCCGATCCTGACTTCTCCACAATATCTCCCAAATATGCAGTAGGATCGTCTGTATAAGAATTTCCTATTGACAATATCTTCAGATTTTGGACATTCTTAGGATACGGATTATTTCTGTATCTAGGAGATATTACTCTTCTATCAAGCTCTTCAGTTTTCTCTTTTATTAATTCTGATTGTTCTACCAGCTTATCTATTTTTATATCTAATCCGGTAGTTATTTTCACTTTAAATTTAGGTTCACTAACGACTATATTGTTTATATATAAATATCCATTTTCATTGATAGTGATAACTTTAGGTTCATTCAACGTATTAACGTTAGCATCAGCCACTTCTATAATCTTTAGAGATTCGTCCGTAATGGCATAAGCTCTACCATTATTTCCACCTTGAGTAGCAATAGTGCATATGTTGCCCGCAAAGACCGGCAGCTTCATACATTCCCATTGAGAGCCACTATCCGAAAATAACACTGGTTCCAACGGTGCTATTCCTCCTACACCTTGTGTTAAAGCATAATAATACCCTTTTTGTGTGTCATCATGAGAGTATTCTTTTATTTCTTTAACGGAAGATATCGGAATATCTGTCATCTTAGCCTCTATTTCCTCAAAATTCCCATCTATCCCTTGCGCAATGACTCCCCACGACTTTTCGGAGTCTTTTGCTATGTCAAATATCTTTTTCATATCATTCGTTTTTAATTAATGTTTCATTTGAAATTAAAGTATAGTTACCTAACATTGTCAAGTAGCTGGAGATAACTATGCTGATCTTCTGAGGAGATTTGGTGACCTTTCCGGTTATCTCATAGACACCATTGTCCCCAGAGATGGATATGTCGCCGATGGCGTTAGATGATACGCCTATTAGTTTATCAGAAGCGTTTGACAAGGTTATGGTGATAGTTACCGCGCTACCTTCGGCAATGTATTCTCCTGGATTAACTGAGTAGGAGATCGAGGAGTAAGGGATGTTACTCTTTACAATCGGTCTAAACTCGATCATATCTGGATATAGCGTTCCTGCCTTATACTTTCTCAACTGTCTCTCCAACAAGAACTCGGAGAGGCTGTAGGGGAAGAGCATGAGAGACCATAATGCTAATTTAGCAAATCTAGTATCGTTGTCTCTATATGTACCAAGCCATAATTTATCACTATCTACAAATGTTGGTATAATATTTATGTATTGACCATTATTTATATACTTAGACTGATAAAAAATTCTTCTTATTGTATCATCTGTATTAATTATATTTCTACCTCCGAAAGAATAAGAAATTTTTTCTCCATTATTGGATATAGTATTAAACATAAAAGCTCCATTGTTCTGTGATTCAGCTTTAGATAATACAGCAGCATCACCATTAGAGCCGATATTTATCCTAGTTCTTTCATAATCGGCAGCAACCGTATAGTCCTTCACAACAGGGAGACCGGTTACCTTGCCGAAGTCGTCGATGCCGTCGAGATATAACGCACCATCAATTATTCCACTTTCCCCTTCCCAGCCGATATTGTTTAGCTGAATGTTGTGACCACCTACAAAGTCAATCAACTGATCGTTGAACTCTGCATGGTTATCGTTAGTGATACCTTGCTTCTTGATGTTGTAGTATAACTGAGGCTTGATGATCTGTCCTGGACGGTCCAAGTTGAAATAGGAGATGATCTGGTTGTATTTTAGTAGGTTCGTTAAAAAATAACGGTTGTTGTGCGTTGTTTCGGAGAAAATCCTTATAT